TTGAATTATCATTGCCATCAATGTCATCTCTGTGATCATATTCATTTGCTTTTATAAGTCTGTCAAAGACGTCATCACGCATAATGTCAAAATCTACCCTTGTCCCATCATTAAGATAATAATCACTGCTTTCCTGTGATATAGCAAATTTATCTTCACATATCTTTCCATCATTATTCCAATGAGCTTCCCAGATGAGGGCGCCGTGCTCTATAAGTTCATCTACATTCATATATTCATTGAGCCAGCTGTGGCTTCTGGATATTTTACTGGCATAATTTACCTCCATTTCTTTTTATTAACGTAATATATTCTGCTTCAACTTTATCATATCTTTCTCGTAAATACTTAATTTCTGCATAATCACTTATCTTACCCACATTATATTCATTTATACCAAGTGCGTCACTTGATATATAAATACACCTATATTAATAATTAAGAGGTTTACCTGCTTTTATCCATTCTTCAAATGTTATATCTTTAGGTAAAATTTTCCAATTCTGTAAAACTTTAAATGTTGTTCTATTATTTTTTTCTATTTCCTCATCAGTTCTCTTCGGTGGATTTATAAATCTCTCACGTTCTTCTTTTGTTAATTTTTGTTTTTCCTCCTCCGTAAAATTAACTTCACTAAGTTCCATCCTAAGTTTAAAACATTCTTCTGGAGAAAGTTCTTTTCCTCTTTGCATTTGCTCTGCTTCTGGTAGTAAAAGCCATTCTCTTGCTGTTAACTTCATTTAATCCGCCTCCTCTAAAAGAATATGCCAAATCTCCCCGACTAATATTTTTGAAATAACTTTAAATTTACTATTTCGCTCATAAAGGACTTCATTTTCATTTAAGCCAATAGAACTTATATCTCGCCCATTTTTTGTATTTTGTATATAAATTTTTATTTTTGCTAAATCATTATATCCTTCTGTCTTTGATGTACTCCAGTATTGTTTAATTGTTATTATTGTTCCTTCAACATATTCACTTACAAATTCTTTAATTCTATCTTGCTCATCCTTCCTGTCAGAAAAATCAACAGTTCTTATTAAATCCCCATTGAATTTTGATATTTTTGACAGTGCTGCATCTAAATTGTTTACAAGTTGTTTATGTTCTGATTTTAAATTTGATAAATCATTTGCATTTCTTAAAACATCATTTATAATATATGCTTCAAAGCTCTTATATTGTGTAACTGCTTGTAATTCTTTATCTGATAAATTCATTATATCATTCTTATGTAATTCCTCAATATGTTTTTCAGAACTACCATTAAATAATATACTTTGCTCCCACTGTTCCTTTCTAGCCGCATACATTTTCTGATTATCCGGGTCTAATGAGTACTTAGCCAACCTGTCAAACTTCTCAACCATCCTGCCTGCATATTGCTGCTTCTGATCCTGCTTGTAATCTTCATTGACCTTTTCTAACTCTTCCTTGGTAAACTTACTGTCTGGCTCTTCATCCAGCTCAGGGAAATATGTTGTATGTACGTCTTTGCAATTAGGTCGTCAAGGATGGTAAAGACCCGCTGCTATTGCCGAAGACATTAACGGATAATTACCATCACTTGCATCACCTCCACTCCACACATCATCTATCAGCACCTTTCCAACAAATGGAAGGCACTTAGGACAGGCATTAGCACGCTTATTCATAATAACTGTACTAATTCCCCAAGACTGTCTCATTTCTCCCTCTCCAGTTAGATATGCACGCTTGCTGGCTGTCTGAATAGCCATTCTGGCATAATCTTTTACTGTATGCCTGCTGCCATTCGCATATTCAATACAGTTAATACCAGCTTTAAGAAAATCTCTTGTAGCCATATCAACTGCTTTCTCATATGTTCCTGCACCCGTATTCGCATACACCTGAGCATTGAATATTATCTGCCGGTATTTATCCTCCGACATTCTTAACATAGAATGTTCAGCTCTAGTAAAATCCGCCTTTGTGGCTTTTATAAGTGCATCTAACTTCCTGGTATTTAATTTAAAAAAAGCACCCTCAGTGCCCTGTGACACTTTGGATGCTTTAAGCCCTTTTTTAATTGCCCTTAATATCTTCTGTTCCTGCTCTGTACCGCCTGCCTGCCTGGCAGCGTATATCATTGCATCTATCGAATCATTGATATTACTGAATGACTTTTTAAACTTCTTTTTGTTTTCAGCCTTATATCTCTCCAACGCCTTTATCTGTTCCACCTGCCATTGTGTCCAGTTAAATCCCTCTTTAGTCTCTTCTGCCCTGTGGCCGTCAAGATTCCGTATCATTGAAGCTATCAGCTCATCTTCTATAGCTCTAAAGGCTTTCTCTATGTCATAATCTGTGTTAAGTGCCATAAGTTACCTCACTTGTTATCAAAACCTGTGAAACTGTTATCAGCGCCATCAACTGTGAAGTCATCTGCCTGCATATTAAGTGCCGGCTCTTCCATATCAGATATACCCTGTTCAGCCTTAAGCCTTGCAATCTCTTCCTGCTTCCATTCATCATCCTTGGTATCTCCATACAGCTCATCAACAGATGCCTCTATGCTCATAATACCGCCCTGCTTAGCCTTGCTGACTGTCTCAACCTGGCTCTCAAAACTAGGATTCGCATACTCGCCAAATGTCACATCAATATCTATATCCTTAATTGGTGTCTTATGAAATGTATCCATAGCCTTAAATACTATATCTACAAGCTTTGGAAGCACCTTCTGCAACTGTCCTACAATGTTATTTCTGCTATATAATGTTGCTTTTTCCTTTTCTCTCTGTGCTTCCGCATTATCCAGCTTCTTAACATCTATACCCAGCGTTGATGGACTCATAATACCTTGTAAACAGAGATCTAATGCTGTTATATATGTTGCAAGGTAGCTTTCGTGGGGAATATTCCCCTGTACTAGGTCTATTTTATTAGTTTGTCCCTCTTTCATACTTGCCTCTGTACTTATATAAGCATTATCAAAGGCATTGGGCTTTAAAACCTTTCCTGTGTACGGATTTCTTGGGAGCATATTTTCTGGAATGTATTCCTTTGTTCTGTTTTTCCTTAAGGCATCCATCCACTGTGACCAAGCCTCATCTAGTGCATCAAAATTATCTATTTTGGCATCAAATATGCTCTTGCCTCTTCCTTTATATCTGGCTGATTTATAAAACATCATAGGAACTGCCATAATAAAATTGTCATTCCATACTACATCTGAAAGCCCTGCAAGCTCAGGCACTGTATCCAGAGGGCATTCCTTGTCTCCATTTACAAGCTTATATCTAACATATCCTATTCCATAATGCTCAAGAAGAACATTAAAATCAGCGAATTATCTTAACAAAGAAAAAGAATTATTCCAAAACCTAAAAAATAAAGTTTCTGCTGTCATAACCACTAATTATGATCAATTTCTGGAAAAGGAGATTTTTAATAATGATTACACTGTTTTCAGACACCAGTATGAATTATTTTCCGCTGACAGTTATAATTCAGCAGAAATTTATAAAATACATGGATGTGTCACTGATGCCGATTCTATCATTATTACTGAAAAAGACTATAAAGAATTTACTGATTCAAGAAAGCTAGTTATTGCTAAAATGCTTACTCTATTTTCTGAGTCACCAATAGTATTTTTAGGATATTCTTTCACCGATGAAAATATTCGTAACATTGTAGCAGATTTCTTATCTTGTCTTACAAATGAACAACTAGACAATATTGACGAACATTTTGTATTTATATCATTTAAAAAAGGGGAACGTAAATTAATTGAAACCAAAAATACTATTATTCTTCCTAACGGGCAAAAAATACCCGTTACTGAAATACAAACAGATAATTATCTAAAAGTATTTAGTACACTTAACAAAGTTGTTCCTGGAATATCTCCAATTAGAATTCGTGACACTAAGCGCATTGTTCGAAAAATTGTTGATGAAAACCTTGATTCAGCTAATGCAGAATCAATAATTGTTGGATTAGATGACCTTGATAATATGGATTTATCTTCAAAACCATTAGCTATTGCTGTCGGATACCGAGATAACATTCTAAACAAATACGGATATGGTCTAGTTGATACTGCACTTATATTTGAGGATATTATTTATGATAACAAAAATTTTTCTGCTAAAGAAATGTGTACTGTGCGATTCAAATCTATACCTTGCAATCTGCTTATGCCTGTATATAAATATATTAAAAAAGCAAATTACACATTAATACCAGATTCTCACTTAAAAGTATATGTAGATAAGCACAGCACAATTGATTTAATACTTGGCACATCTGTAAAGAAAACAATTAGCAAATTGCCACACTATACTAATTTTAATGAACTTAAGGCTGGCATTGAAGAACAAGAAGACATTAAGAAAGTTCCTGCTTTAATATTAGCCAATATAGATTTACTTGATATTAATACTATGCGTACTCTTTGCAAAGATATGTTTTTGAAATCAAC